ACGAGGGGAGTAAAATCCCCTCTAAAAAACTTACTTTAGATCAGACGAGGATTTTAGCTATCACGTCTTCTGACGTGAAGCTATCAAAGCAGTATTTAAAGAGTACCGATGAGGAAAAATAATGTCTGCATGGGCGGTTGGGACTGATTTATATTCTAGATTCGGTGACGAGTTTGTTGACAAGCTCGCTATACGACGTAAATGGAATAATGCTCTAAATGAATATGTTGCCGATGAATCTCAAGTAGGTAAAGACGCCGTAATTGACTTGGCTTTGAACGACGCGAAGGCGATGATCTTACAAAAACTGTCATGCTATTACTCAAGCACGTCAGCATTAGAATCTTATGATTTTCCAGTAATTAAACAGTGGCACATTCTATTAACCATCGAGACATTGAAGCGCGGCGGTCAGTGTTACGGATGCGAGTGCATCGCGCCGATGGAAGAATACTTCAAATGTGGCACTATTTGCTCTACAACTGGCGTGTGCCTACCGTCTAAAAAGACCTTCATTGATACATCTACACCAGTAGATAATTGCACACCATGCGGCGGTGAATCTTTTTTTTTGAATAGCTCATGCGGATGTTCGCAAGCTTGTCCTCCAGGTCCTCCAGGTCCTCCAGGTCCTCCAGGTCCGGCAGGAGAAGACGGCGAGCCTGGTCCTGGAGTTCCAACTGGTGGAACAGCAGGGCAAATCTTAGTAAAGGCTTCATCTACAGACTTTGACACTCAATGGGTGAATGGCGGCGGCGGCGGCGGTCCTGTAGTATGGGGCGGAATAACTGGGACATTATCTTCTCAAGTTGATTTACAATCGGCACTGGATGCGAAACAAGAAGAGATAACATCGAACTTTAATGAAGTAATTTATAACAATGCTGGTTCTATCGAGGGATTTCCAAACTTCATTAGAAATAATTCTGGTGGTATCGGGCTTAACGCACAGATGGCTCCATCTGGCATTAGCTCATATACGAGTATCCATAGTTTTGATTCGCAAGTAAACCCATCTGTCAATTCACCAGACCAGAATTACTCTCTTGTGTTTAATCAATTTAATATTGATTCATTAGGATCTGGATTTGACCTAGGTGATTTTCAGTTAATCAACAATCAGATTTATCACCATGGAAAATCGGACGTAGATCAACTAACTCTCATTGGAAATTCTATTTCATTGGGAAATGGTACTGATCCTTTTTCTACTGATAGTATCAATTACAACAACTGTTATGGTCAGATTCAATCTGGTGTAACCATTAACGGATCTTTTCAGGGATACGGATTTAGTCCTAACGTAAATTCTGGTGCAGTGTTTGGAGCATCGTCGTATGTGCAAGCGTTTTATGATAACGCCCAAATTCAAGTACAGACTCATGGATATCAATCATTTAATGCAAGCCCTACGATCAATTCTATAGCGAATAATAGTTATTTTTCAGCTATGAATATCAATCCGACAGTTACCACGTTTAATGGAAACGCTGGTTTTTCTGGTTTAAATATTTCCGGTAACATGGGGACCTTTGGAACTGGTGGATATAGTGGTGTAAACATCAATCCAAATATTACGATGGTCAATAATGCTAACGGTATTTACGTTAACATGAATAGCGTAAATATTTATGCCGGAGTTAAGTCATCGGTTACGATTCAGGATATTAAATATGAGGCTATTTTAGCTGGCACTGATGGAAACGCATTTTCTATTGAATATACTGGCGGCGGTACGGCTGGCTCTGAGGTTGTTTCTAATTTAGGGCAAGCAATTACTGTTCAAATTGAAAGCGGAGTTTCAACTGCAACACAAATTAAAACCGCAGTAGAATCTTACCTTCAATTTTCTTTAAATTTAACTGCGACCATTGTAGGCGTAGCATCTAATCCACAAAATACTGTTTCTCAAACTAGCTTAACTGGCGGGATTAACCCGGGAACTAAGTATGCTGGATTTTTTGAAGGCAATGTTCATATCAATGGAAATCTTTCCTTTACTGGCGGTCTTGAAATTGGAAAGTTAAATGCTTTTTATTCTCAAGCTATTGTTGCTGGCTCTGGAAACCCATCTACGATTCATGGATTAGTTTCAAATCCTACGATTGCGGCTAATACGACAGTGGCTCTTGGCGATACAATTGGCGTAAATACAGCTATGCTTCTAAGCATGGGGGATAACTCCCATGTAACAACAGGATTAGTTGGTCTTTCCGCGCTTGCGTTGCCTGCGGTTGTAACAATGGGAGCTGGCTCAACGGTTGATACGGTAGCTGGTGCGACATTTGCCTTAAGCTTAGATGCGACGGCGACAGGTGGAACGATTGATAACCTTAATCTGTGTCGTGGCGTAGCAATTCCAAACGGAATCACTACGGTAAATAACTTATATGGATTTAAGTTTGATTTACCTTTCGGCGATCCTGGAACAAATACCTGGGCGTTCTACGATTCAGCCGGAAAGAATAGTTATCTAGCTGGTCAGCTTCTTATCGGAGGAACCGTTGGATCATACGATAAGCCTTTTAATTCAAGCGTTGGATTAGAATTGAAATCAACAACTAAAGCAGTCCTTTTGTCTAGACTAACCACTGCAGAGCGAGACGCATTAACTGGTGTTGACGGAATGATTCTTTACAATTCTACTACAAATAAGGTCCAGGCTAGATCGTCTGGATCATGGGTTGATTTACATTAGAGGATAAGATGACAAAGGATCAGGCGGCTAGCATTCTAAAAAACTTACTAGACACTCTCAAGCTTACTCGTGCTGAGTACGAAACTTTAGCGAAAGCATTAGAGGTTTTATATAGTGGACAGTGATTTACCGTACTTAAATCCATTACTAATGTGGTTAAGAAAAGACGAAGTTCTCAAGGACGAGTTTACTGAGAAGTCTTTTTTTATGCCTCACTCGGATTTGATTACGGCTACAGAAGAAGCGATCAAGAAGGATTGCCCTGCGCCTCGTGCTTTATGGATCTTGCCACAAGACACAGTTTCGCTTTCGCAAAGAGAGGGATGCCTTGGACATGGTAGACATACTTTTTATATCGAGATCATAGTCCAGTGTATTAGAAATCAATTCGAGCTAGTAGAGCGTGACTCTGAGGTTAAATTGGCTGGTCAGTTCATGGAATTAACAGAGCTAAGGAAACACGTTAAGCAATCAGTGATGGACTTTCAGAAGGACTATTTATCCAAGAACCCGGGGTCTAGGAAGTTCGACAAAATCACTTGGATTAAGGATCAAATGCTTTATCCGTCGGAGACACAAAACTTTTTAGCGACTGCGATTCAATTCGACGTTAACATTTATAACTATTAAGGAGAATTTACTATGGCACATTCAGGACTATGCTGCGGACTTTACCGAGGCACATTTTATTTAAAGGATCTTTCATCTGCATCAAATCCACTTTTATCTGTTGGAAATGCTGAGGCAGAAATCACTCAGGAATTGACTGAGATCGAGCAAGCGAGCTTTCAATCATTAGGCGGCTCGGCTTGTAAAGTGGCTTATGTTGAGTCTGTAAATCTTAACTTAACTTTACATTGCACAAGTCCTGAGAATTTAGCTTTGGCATTTATGGGACAGGCATCTCAACTGACAGAGACGGCTGTAGTAAATGAACCGCACGTTGTAAATTCTAAGGATAACGAGTTGATTCCTTTCGATTTTGTACCTAAAAAAACGCCTGCTATTGTTGTTACGACAACGGATGGTTTAACAACTTACGTTGCTGGCACCGACTACATCGTGACCGGAGCTGGTATCATCATTCCATCGACATCGACCATTCCTTTAGCTTCAACTATTCACGTTGACTATACGTATGGAGACAACTGGAAACTCGACGCTCAAACAGTAGCGCAAAAAGAGTTCATGGTTGTTCTTGACGGCGTAAACGTAGGTGAGTCAGGCGATAAGGCTGCGGTCCTTAAGGCATGGAAAGTTAAATTTAATCCTGCGGAAAACTTCGCGCTTATTTCTGGTGAGGACTTTGCATCTGTCGAGTTGGCCGGAGAGATTCTTCGTGATGATTCTAAACTTACTGGCTCTAAATACTTCACAGTTGAATGGGCAGAGTAATTACTAGATGGCTTGTCAGACGCATTGTTGCGTATTCTCTAGAGGGGAATTTTTCATAGCTGACTATGCGGCGTCCTGCGCTGGGACGCTGCAAGAGTTGTTTTGCGGTACGCAGACATCTAAGCCATTTCGTAAACTAGGAAACATTTCAAGCGCGTTAGTTGAGATTTCATCATCTGTTTTGGGTATAGAAAATGAGTTTAATCCTGTATCTGAAACTTGCCCTAGATCACAGGTCGAGAATGTTTCGCTAACGGTTACGCTAGAGTGCGCCTCTAAGGATAATTTAATTCTGGCCTTATACGGAGAAGCCAAGGAATTAGATTCAGGCTCACACGTTGTAGATTTTTGCATCAATTCTTTATCTAGTTGTGATTTCTTTCCTTATGAAAAACAGAAAGCGTTACACACAGGACATTCTGTAGTTTTAAAGGACCCGTTCGGAGTAGCTATTGCCACTCTAGTTGAGGATGTAGACTATAAGTGGTCGGCCTCTGGGATTGAGATTATAAACGATTCAATAGTTCTAGGTGCTGCTGTTACTTTAAGACTAATCTACGACTACAATAATGCTAACATTCACGAGATCGAGTTCCTAGATAAGCAGATAGGATATAAGTCAATTTTCTTTAAGGGTACAAACTACGCAGACGACTCTAGTGCTATGTTTAACGCAACATTCAAAAAGGTGTTATTTGCTCCTGTCGATCAGTTCGACTTGATTTCAAAGGACAGTCTTTTTAGTCTGACATTACGAGGGACCGTCGAGAAGGTTGACGGCTCACACTTTAAACTCGTGAAAGAGGAGAGCTAATGTCAGAAGTTTTAGAGACAATCTATTCAAAAGGTACTGTTAAGAAAATCGGTGACGTGGATGTTACTATTAAAGACATCGCTCTTGGCGATCTTCCAAAGCTATTAAAGATTTTCTCTAGCTTCGTGACGTTAGCCGCTGGTAAAAACGGTCTATCAAAAGAAGAGTTCGTGTCTATGTTGCTAGATAAGTTGGCACAAGACTTTGATTCAGTGATTGAGTTATTTATTATCGCTACTGATTTGGATTTAGAATCAGTTAAGAAGTTAAACGCTGCTGGTGCGGCTATGATTTTGGATGAGGTTGTAAGTAAAAACGCCGATTTTTTGTTCCGGTTCGCAGTACCAGCCGTCAAAAAAATGGTGGAAAACATGAAAAGAGTCTCGCAACCCAAATCCAAACCCTAGTAGATCACGGCCATCGACTAGAGGATATTAAAGGCTACGGATTTAAAAAATTTACTTTGCTGCTTGAGGCTTGTGAGGAGAGGGAGAGCTGGGACATTAAGAAAATGGCCATAGCTATGAGGGCATCTAACCTTAAGGACAAGGACTTTAAGAAGTTTTTAGAGGATTAAAATGGCACAAGAGTTTGATCTACTGATAAAAATTTCTGCTGCAACCGATGGGGTCGCCTCTGCATTTAATAAAATGGCAGATGGTCTCGATAAACTTGAAAAGAAACTAAAGAAATTTGGTCGTGAATTTACTCAGAACGTAACAGCTCCGGTCGCAGCCCTTGCTGCATTATCTCTAAAAAAGGTATTCGATGATGCTGTTATAGGAAAGGGTACGGAGGCCACAAATGCCTTTGCCGCTAGTGTTCAGGGTCTTAAAAAAGACTTCGATTCGCTACTAATCACTATAGGAGAGAGATTAGCTCCGATAGCCACGAAAGTTTCTAACTTTTTCTCTAACATGATCAGGGCGTTCAATTCTCTATCGCCTGCAATGCAAGATATCGTAGTTAAAATTGGACTTTTTGCTGCTGCCATAGGTCCTGTGGCATTGGGATTAGCCTCTGTAGTTGGAATTGCTAGTAAGCTGTTACCAATTTTTGCAGGACTATCCACAGCTATCGGTGCGATTGTTAGCGTACTATCATCTCCAATAACACTTATCGTTGGATTAGGCGCAGCCGTTGCTGGCCTTGTTAACGTCTTTTTAAAGCTTAAAGAGGCCGGAGTATCAACTGGCAATGCTATTATAATGACGTTCAATTTAGTCGTTGGATTCGTTCAGAAGTTTGTACTTGGGACAATCGCAAAAGTAGTAGGCAAGGTTTATTCTTTGACTGGAAAGTTGGCTGGCCTTGTCAGTGCTGACCTTAAGAAGAGTTACGATGAGGCTGCTGCGTTTGCAGATGGGGTTGCAAATAATCTTTCTACTCCATTCGATAATGCAAAGGCAGAGATAGATGCTAAACTTTCGTCAATAGGTTCTAGCGCAGGAAAAGCATTTACGTTTGGACTTAGCGAATCAGTTCCAAATATGATTTCATCCTTCATGTCTGGACTGGATCAGGTTACTTCGTCTACTGGAAATAAACTTGTTACGTTCTCCGAAGAGATTGCTGCGAAGGCAAAGGAAATCAACACTCAAATCGCAAGCTCTGCCACTGATGGCTTGCTTGCCCTAGCCGAAGGAACAAAGACAGCAGAGCAAGCTTTTGCAGACATGGCTAGAAGCATTATTAAGAACATTGCTCAGATGATAATTCAGCAGACTATTTTCAATGCTATTTCCGGGGCCAGCGGAACTGGTGGGATCGGTGGATTTTTTGGTAGGGCGGCTGCTAAGGGGTTTGCGTCTGGTGGATTCGTAACTGGTCCTGGTACCAGCACATCTGACTCTATTCCTGCCATGTTATCTAACGGAGAGTTTGTAACTGACGCAAAAACAGTAGCTACATTCGGGACTGATTTCTTTCATAATCTTAAACGTATGTCTAGAAACGGTGCTGTCACTCGCGGAGTAAGGTCTGGAAATAACTTTGCAGAGGGTGGATTAGTTACCGGTTCTTCTCAGGCTCCACAAGTTGTTATTCAGAATAGCGGATCACCTAAGAACGTAGCAGAAACTTCATTCGATCCACAGACTGCGGTGACTACGGTTATCTTAGAGGACTTTAATAAGAATGGTCCTATTTCAAAATCAATGCAGCGATCATTCTCGGTTAGAAAGGCAGGATTCACATGATGCCTTCAATGCCTAAGTATGTGTTCATCGACGATTCGACTTTGCAGAGAGTCAATGCTCCTAACGTATTGCGCTCGGAGATGGAAGTTGGTCCACAGAAAACGAGACAAATTCAAAGTGTCCCATTGTTTCAAGTGGCAATGTCGATTTCTGTTTGCAAAGATGATTTTAATTCATGGAGGCAGTTCTTTAATACTGATTTAAGGCATGGATCTTTATGGTTTCTCATGAAAGATCCGTTTGATGGAACTCTTCGTAGGTGGCGGTTCGTTGAAACTGATCTAACGTGGTCAAAAATGGGTACAGTTATGGTATCTCAGATTGCACTAGAGTCATACGATGAGCTATAGCACTGACTTTAAGATCAATGTTAATAAATTAAATTCAGATGAGGCACTTCTTATCCTCATGGAAATCACGCATCCATTTTTATCTAGCACATTGAGACTTGTGAATGACAATAAGAATTTTATTTTTAATTCTAACGAGTACATAGCGATGCCGTTTCAGGTCGTTAGACAAAGTGATATTCAGGGCGAATTACCGAAGGTTACTTTAAATGTTCCAAACGTAGGAAGAAGTCTAGTAAAATGGATTGACTCATCTGGTGGAGGTAGCGGAGCTGAGATTTCGATTATTCTAGCTAGACGATCTGCACCAACAACTATTGAAGAAAAGATAACATTTGGTATTGAATCAGTAAGCATTAGCACTGAATTGGTATCATTTAATTTAGTGATTCAGAACAATTTAGTTAAGCGTTCGATGCGATATATTTACGACACTAAAAGGGCTCCAGGTTTATTTTGATGTCTCATTGGTCTAGCAAGTATTTACAAATGGACTTTTCAAATACGACTTGCTCGGCTTTTTGTGAGTATGTTCTTAACGATCATTTTGGAAAAGAATATAAGTTTCCACAGAGTCAGGGATCTGTATTTAATCAATCTGCACAACTTAAAAAACACATTCCAGAGTATTGCATAGAGACTAAAGAACCAAAGGATGGTGACTTAGTTTTAATGAATGGGCTTCGTAGGCTTTGTCACGTTGGTTTATTTGTTAAGATCGGAGTAGTGGACTACGTTCTACATTGCGAGATAAAAATGGGTCGATCTGCTTTGCACAGGCTTAAAGACTTGTCCTCTTATGGATACACATTATCAGGATTCTATACATGGCTAAGGTAGTTTATTTTCACTCGCCTATTTTGAATGAAAAACAGGAATTTGATGCAATCACAATTCGTCAGGCCATGCTTCATTTTAAAATCGAGAACGATCCGTTATGCGTAGGCATTAACGGCGAGATTCCCGACGAGATTGATTTAGATGCGAAGTTAAATGACACAGACTTAGTTCAAATTCGTAGATATGTAGAGGGAAATTCGTCTAGTCAAAAGTCAGGTCTTGCTTCGATTATTCAGATTGCTGGCTTAATTACCGCATCATTTTTTACTGGTGGTGCGGCCATTGCGATATTGATTGGCTCATCGCTTATTTCTGGTGCATTAAATTCAAGGGCTGCTGAATTAAATGCTAAGGACCTTAATGGTGGAGATAATGAGCAGCCAGTAGATTCAAATAATTTCTCGCTAGCTACTGCATCTAATAAAGCAAGACAGCAATCTCCGATGCCTTTGGTTATGGGTTCTCATAGGTTTGCTCCTGATATATTTACCGACGCTTATAGATATTATTTCGGATATGATAATGTTTTCGGAGAGACGACTCCGGTTAACGACACTTTTTATCCAGGGATAACTGCGGCCAATGGTCCATTAAGTGCTACTGGTGGGTCTTGGGTTGAGATGCCTGTTGGATACATTCAGACAGGGTTCCCTGCTTATAAAATCAAGATAGCTCCATATCATTTTAGATCAGATACTAGCACACCAA